CAACATCTTCTTTGGTCACCTCCACCGCGTTGCGCTGCTGGGGATGGGTGTAGAGAGGAACGACCACAGGCCGTTTTGATTCATCGCGTACGTTATCGACACCTCCATCAGCCCTAGGGATGTATGTGTACGCACATAAATCAGCATATCGATTTGCGTCCTCTTTGGTGCCGTAAGTGGTTGCGGCATTAATCGAGACGCTATTTGGAAATTGCAGAGTCCACGCCCTCGGCTCAGCCTCGCGTTGCTTGGCTAGCTCGGCGTCGATGGCGTCGGCGCGAACGTCAAACCAATCAGCCATGCGATCATATATGCCCTCAACGTAATCTTCAGATTCGCGTATGGTTTTTGCTCGGTTACGAAGTGATTGACTCACTTGAGCAAGCGTCATCGGTTTTGGTGTGATGGTCATTACCAATTCCCTCCTATTGTTTCGGCTTCGCCAAATGTGCAAGGTCCGCACAGACCCGTTAGCGGATGCACAGGTGTTGCGCCGCATACGTCACACGCAAAATCCCAACGCGGTTCGTTACTGGTGGGGTCAAGCGGAGGACGTGGGTCAATATGGCCTTGCCCGTCGATTAGACGGCCGTCTTTAGTGTGTCGGCTCATAACCCTCTCCAGCGCTGGCGCTTCGCTTGATATTGCAGCTGGCCCACGCTCTTGGTGTCTTGTTTCATATGATACTCCTTTGCCTTGTGTATTGTTGCTTTAGGGACCTTCATACCTTACCCAAACCTTCTTATCTCCTTTCACCCTCCAATGGCCTGCTGGCCTTGGAACCTCTTTTTCCATCTGTTTCTGGAGGTCATAGAGGTAACCATTATGTTTCTGCCGATCTAGGTCATGCAGAAACTTCCTGGTATGCCTCTGTGCTGGCAGATATGCCACCTTTGTTGCCTTATTCATAGGTTGTTTCCTTCCACGTTGATACCAATTCCGTTGACATATGTTTTAGGAACCAGGTTACCTTCTTTACTTCTGGCCTATTCTTTATTGCTTCTACCCTCTCTATTAGGTCTTCTTCTGCCTCCACCTGTACTAACTGAGATTGTTCGGTGGCGCTGCGATAATCTATCTTGATTATGGCGTGGCACATATCAACCTCCTGTGCATTTCTTCACAGCCAGTATGCTGCCAATCACCAATATAGCAGCCATACCAACCACCAATACAAAAATTGCCTTATGCAGCTTGTTGTCCATCGTTAGTCTCCTCATCAGGGTTTGGACACTGTAATTCCTGTATCTTTGCTAGGATGATTCCTAACATTCTCTCAATCTGATGGTGGCGATATCTCGCACCATTCAAGTAGTACCAGCCATGTGCATACCGAATGTTACACGGCATAAGATAGTATTCGGTATATGCCCGCTCGAAGACACAGAGGAACTTGTCAATTTGGGTATACCTATTCCTAACAGCATTAAGTTGCCGTTCCTTCGACCTTTGAAGTCGATGGGCAACCATGCGGTGTCGAGGAATTTTATTAGTTCTCATGGTACACCTATATCAGAAAGGTGGTTCTTTTATTTCAACCTCTTGTTCCTCATAGTGCTTTTGTGCCCTACCGCGAAGGTAATAATCGTAGGCATTTTCTGATTTTGTTCCTACCTCTAAGTGGTAGGGATTGCAACATCTTTTATTGTCACACCTGTGACGTACTACCAAACCATTAGGTATAGGGCCATGTACAGCCATATACATAATGCGATGGACTCTTTCCTTCACAGTTCTTTTTCCAAGACGGTAGAGGCTAATTTTCCCATAGCCTCTGCCGTCCATACAACCTTGCCACAACCAGCATCCATTGTCGTCTATGACGACCTTTTGCATCACTCGTTGGTATGCTGGAAGTGGCATTGTAACAATTTGTTACAGTGGTTTAGTGAAGGCTACGGGAGCCAATGCGGCCAAGTTCCAGACCGACTGTTACTGCCGATTTAGCATCATTCACATCCTGGGTTTTTAGGCTTTCTGGCATTCTTCCTTCCGCCAATTCTTCTGACTCTTCCTCTGTTACTTGTAAGAATCGTCCCCAATGGATGCTATCTCTCAGGCATTTCATGGAAATGTAAGGGTCTGCTAGTACCACATAATCGTCGTCGGGATTTTCCTTCGCTGTATCCCTGCCAAGTAGTAGAGCTGTACCAATAATCTTGTGGAACCCATCACACTTACCACAAACATAGCCAAAGTAGCCAAATTCCCTTCCTACTTGGACAGCATCAATGCCTAGGAGCAGGCTCGCCATTTTAGGCTGTATGATTATCATGAGGTCATTGTGATCATTGATTTCCATTGGGGTGCACATATCAAAATTGTAAGGCATGAAGGACATAGTTCCTTTTGCGCTGCCATCATATTCCACCATTTCGATGGTACGCTTGACCGGGTCGATGATGTAGGCTTTCATGTTGGTACCTCCACTGTATGTTGGTCGCGTTCAAAGCGCCATGATTCCACAAGTTCGAGGTTTTGCTCGATGATGTGGAGAAGGATGTCTGTTATGGAGAGGGTAATGGCACACTTGTCCGGCAGTTGTGGCCATTGTGATAGGCATTCTGTTGCCGCCTGCAGAAGGGGTTCCATTCGTATATCGATATCTGTCCGATCGTGCACAAGTGTCAATCGTACCAAGACATGATTACTGGTAGCACCAATATGCCTAGGCACGAATATGTCGTATACGCTGGAGTGGTATATCGGCATGGGAACCCCTACTGTTTGATTGGATGGAGGTAGCCATACAGGCCACCATTCTTATCCATCACTGCCACAATCCAAACGCCATTTTTCCAGGAATACCGAACTTTGTATGTATGCTCGGTGTCCTGCTGCGCTGCGGCCGCTTGTGCAGCTTCTGCAAGGGATTGCTCTGTGTACTTGGCAATCAGGTCGTTCTTGAAGCTGTTGGGCATGGCAGGCATAGCCTTAACTCCTATCAGTACCTTGCAGGTAGGCCAACAATTCTTCCGGGGTATCGAAACTGATGATTAGTGGCGTGTAATCCGGCTCAACCCAACCCTTCGGTGCAGTATAGCACACTCGGGCACGGAGTTCTTCGATTGTCAAGGATGGATCTGCGTTATCCTCTCCATCCGTACCCCAGTACAAAGCTTCCCCCACGAACTTCTCCCATGTTCCGTTGTCATGGAGGAACCACCACGCCCCGTCGGTTGCCTCACTGCCATCGATCAGACCTACGTCGTTGACGAATACCATATCCCTTGCCTGAGTCATACAGGCATGGTCAAGGCATTCATACTTGATGTGGGGTTGCATCCCATCGTACGTCCCATTGTATTCGATGGACGTGATTTCCTTTTTCGCCGGGTCAATCTTATACATTTTCATCTAGGTATCCTCATGTTTGTTGTTTGTGGGGTTGCTGGTTGCGCAGACGTGTCCTTACGTCACTTGGTGGTCCAGCAATACCCACTATTCCATTAGTGGGTATTACTTGCACACCGTTAGGGGCAGTTTCCTATCGCATACCTTCTGCTAAACCATTTAGGAAATTGTCCGTACATAGCCCACTTCCCTAGCCTTATTGGTTTATATACCGCCCCAAGTAGGCATGAATTTTCTGCTATACTTAAGGTTTCTATTAGGTTATCAATTGTTATATCAGAGGCATCTTCTTGCAGTACCCCTATTCGATATCTATAGTACCTAACGTCATGGTATGTCCCGTACCAGTATGTCCTGGCATCAGGAGAAGAGGATTCTATTGAGTTCGTCATAGCGTGTCTGTTCCTCCGGTGTTAACGTGTTGACAGAATTCCTCTTGTCGTCAAGGATTTTCATCTCCTCGGCAAGCATAACCTTTGTTTCCTCATCCAACAACATGGGGGTAGCGGCAGTGCTTGTTGCACCCCGTTCTGTCCATCCCGTTGGTTGTAGTCGCGTGACTGTTTCCGGCACATATTGCCCGGGATTCTTAACTTCATGTTGTGGCAACTTAACAGATACACTCTGCTGGCCCATTCGGTCAGATAGTGAAGAGGACATAATGTACTTCCTCTTGTTATTACCACTATTGAGGAATGGTGCCATGCGATTGAGGAATTGGAAACCATCTTCCTCGCTCGGTATAACTGACCGATCCCGCATGGTTTGCAACATGGATGACAGCGCCAGGGATACACACTGCGCAAATGACCTGCCATCATACGGATCTACACCAAGCACTCCCATCAAGTCAAGGATTGCTAAGCAATCCTTCGTATTGACTCGAATCTGGGTGACCATACCAGGTTTCATTCGCTTTCCTTTACCCTACCATAACCAAGGATACTTCCATAAAACCCAACATCTTTCCCATTTAATACAGCATAGTGGTGATTTCCGTTAGTTTCTATGGCTGCTTCTGGGTAAAGTTTTTTGACTAAGTCCGTCCAATCTGTAATACCTATAACTACCTTGTAGCCTTCTAATATTTGCATGGCTTTTACCTCATTTCTCTTCCCACAATTTGAGGAGACCATTACTAAGGAGTTGTTCTACCTCATCCACGGTATTACATGCCTTGATAGAATCATAATCTACACCAGTCATTTCAAGGAGGTCATATAGGAGGTTTGATTTACTCCTTCCTGAAAGTTTAGAAAGATCAACCCTCATTACAATTTCCCGACCGATGCTGCTATATGAGATGTCAGACATGGTTTTCTCCGTAGCTTGTGGTACTAGGTTATAGGGAATTGATGCGATGCAGCATAGATCGCTGCTCGACGTCTGATTGTAGCAGACATGTAGAACGTTGTGTTGTCATATGTAAGTTGGTGTGTAATCTATCCCATGATGTTGGAACCGTATATGCCCTCCTTTCTCTTAATTCTTTTTTTATATATTTTTTTTTATTTTTTAACTATTTTTTTGTACGGGTCACGAGGGGATGGGGGGTTTATACAAGCAATGACATTACATAAAACATACAACATACACAACGTCCAACAAAAGGTATACCGCCGCCAATAGCCATACAGCAGGTACTAGCAGCGGCATATAATCCTTGCATAGCAAGGTGTTGTAACAATTTGTTACACGACCTCCCGCGTGTAGGTATTATCTTGCCTTACTAACTACTTCGTCCAACAAGGCAAGCGCCTCCTCTGGTGTCAACTTCGCCAATAGGTCACGAATGTCAACCGGCTGTGCCGGTACACGCGCCCCGATCACGTACTCCTTCGCCTTGATGGTGTACGAACTGGCGGGTATGACACCCTTGGTCCTGTCGGCGTTTTGCTTACGGATGATCAGGCTGCGTTGTGCCAGCGCTTGCATTTCATCATCGGTTACACCAGTCCAGTCGATCGTCACATTTGACTTGTGATCAATCCCACCCACTTTCGTGCTGGCAGTTACAAATGTTTCAGTTTTCATGACTATGACTCCTCAATGGTTAAGCTTGTCAGACGGAATGCCTGCAAGTGAGTCAATACTAGCACACATCGGCGGTTGTGCATGTTTAGGTATGTAAAGAAGTGTAAAGAATTCTAAACCTAATTGCTGCATAGCACCATCCATTACTATACCAACAAGTACACTAACACCACCGTCACATACCTGAATGATACAACTGCTTACGCAGTAATCAGATTGGCAAACATGCATCAGGCAACAATGTGCCAGCATATATTTGCCTTGGCAATAATTGCCTAGGGGAGGCAAAATCCACACGCGCAGAAAAAGCAAAAAGGCCCCATCCTACCCGCGAGAAATTCCAAACTTCTAGGTATGATGATCCCATTGCCATTCCTTCCATAACTAGCATTCCTTGTGTTGACATCTTGTATGCGTTACAGTACACGCACACGATCCTTCATACTTTCGATATGAACGCACGCCTCTCCCTCCTGCAATCCATGCTATCCCCCAGGCAGTTATACCAACTGCAATGTGTGAAGGGTGCGCTTGACCGTGATCCGACTTGCTTAGATAGGAAGAAAGAAGATGAGAAATGTATTCAAGGGGTATCAAGCATCGAAGATGGCGATCCCGAAGGTGCATGAACGGGCCATCAATAATGGATACATGTCTATGCATGGTGGGAAGGTTAATACGTTGAAGCGGCCAGTCCTCCGGCTAGAATCAACCGTCAAGGCAGCAAAGAAAGCGCCGAAGATGCCAGGACGTAACCCCGGAACTAAGCTATGACAAGGTTATATTTATGGTTATTATACCCCCTACTATTACTTGGCCTCTTACTTACTTCAGTACGGCTCCTAGCATCAATAATTGGGAACCCACAGAAGGCGTGGAACATTGCCCTGATGATAGATCAGACCTGCAATGTGGATGCGAACGGACGTGTGGATCAATCAATCTCCCAGAGGGCAGCAACAGCTATGAATGCTGGAAAGCGATGGGGTTGCATTCTTTGTTGGGTACTTGACCACATTCAGAAAAACCATTGTGAGAACTCTTTAAAGCCATGAGCGTTGCACTTCGCCAATTGACCGTCCCACAAGACGAACAGGATGCTGCGGATCGTGGTGGATGGGAAATGAAAGAAATGAGCTTGTGGCATAAGAATGTCGCAAGCCTTATTGCACAAGGCATTCCTCGTGGCACCATCGCCAACATGATGGGCTGTTCGGAAACCCATGTGACACGCCTTGCTAAGCAACCCCTCATGCGTGCATACATACAGGAGTTGTCGGAGTTTGCCGGCATTCAATTGGAAGCACAGTTCGCCAAGACTGTTACGGCAATTGGTGATGTATTGGAGAATGGTGACCATAAGTCAAAGATTGCAGCTGCCCGCCTCCAGTCAGAGTTAACGGGGCGGGTTGGCAGTCGTACCAATTCAAGTGAAGTAAAGCCGAATGCAGAAGACAGGTTGATTGGCCTGTCTGAACGCCTTGTCGGTCTCCTCGAAAATAAAATGGCTGATGATAGGGTGACAGTACATGAAAGCGAAAACCTTCAAGTCGAAGATGCCATCTTTTCCGAAAGGAATGAGGCAGGAATGTGCACCGGACAACAAGAACATGAATCAGCACAAAATGCTGGCGGAGGGTTGCACGATCCTGAAGGGTGGGAAGGTGGAGAAGTTGGGAAGGAATAAAGAACGGTAATGGATACCATTATTTTGCCAGAAAAGGCAAGCGGGGAAACAATCCCACTTGTCGTTAACTTTTCTGATCGCCTACAATATGGGGAGACGATTAATGGTGCATCTTGCTCCGTTACTGTTTTGTCTGGTGTAGACGGTAGCCCATCTTCCATGTTAGGTTCCCTCTCCTACACGTCAACAACTGTTACACAGGTCATCACTGGCGGAGTTATTGGTGTTACCTACATGGTGATTTTTGTTGTGACTGGCACTGCCAGTCATAATTATATTAAGGAGGGGCGCCTTGTTGTGACACAGGCAGGTGTGCAGTGATCTCACAATCCCCCCTCCTGTATGTATCAGAAACAAAAAGGTATTCAGAAACTATTTCATATTTTGGTGATTTTCGGGATGTCCTTTCTTCTGGAGAGGCAATCACCAGCCAACTTGTTACAGTAACTTGTATAAGTGGTGATGATCCAGATCCTAGTGCCATGCTATATAGTGGTATTGAGGTACACAATGGGAATACTATTGAGCAGAGGATTGAGGAAGGAGTCATTGGTGCAACATATGATATACTCTTTACCGTTGGCACCTCCCTCAATAATACCTTTCAAAAATTCACAAGACTTGTCATCCTACCAGATAACCTAACAGCAGAGCAGCAACATACAACTTTTTGGTTTACCACCTATAACTACCCGTATAATATGGCTGCGGAGGGTATACAAGGTATTGGTAACTTGAGTGGCGGACCCCTTTGGTACAACCCCTCCTTCGGGGATCAGTTCCAGGGATCAGCAATGCTACTTAGTGGTAGCTTGTTTGTTGGTGCTACCAGTTACTCAATGGTACCAGAGGCAATACAAGGCAGTGCGGTCCTTCTGAGTGGAACGATTACACTGGCCGCGATCTTCTACACAGATGTGCCGGATGCTATACAAGGGAATGCAGCCCTCCTCAACGGGACATTCTATCAGGGACAGGTATCATTCACCAATCCCGCAGAAGCAATACAAGGTAATGCAACACTCAACTCAGGGACATTAATGTGAGCCGGAAACCTTCCTTAGACCTAAAACTTGAGATTCAGATGAAGGGGCGTTACAAGTTCCAGATTCTGCGGGAAGACGGCTCTTGCCGATTTGAGTCGGATTGGTTTGACAATTTGATAACCAATCAAGGATTGGATCAGATTGGTTTTAATGCCAGCCCAATGAATGCACCATATGGAGCTGGCTATCTTAACTCTATCTGCTCCCTTGGTACTAGTACCACAACGCCACAATATACGGACACACAACTAGGTGCCTACGGTTGTGCCTCCTCACCACAAAACAGTGGCGTGTGGGGAGCAACTACTGCCTACAATGCAGGTACAACCCCCTACTGGTCAGCCATCTGGACATATACCTTCTCCACTGGTGTAGCAACTGGTACTTGGTCTGAGATAGGTGTAGGCAACTGGTATCACTCAGCGGATACACAGCCAGAATTGTTTAGCCATGCCCTGATTGTTAGTGGTGGCTCTCCCACAACAATTACCGTCCTCTCTAGTGAGTCGCTCATTGTTACCTATGAACTTGACTACTACATCAATACAACTACCAATTCCTACTCGATGGTTATCTCTACTGTCACGTACAGCGGTAATTACCTTCGCTCTCGTGTAACATCAGCACCAGAATTATTCCTTGCCTGTGGCCTATCTCAATTTGGTAATGCTAGTACCTACCTAAACTACTACAACGGCACTATCGGTACTATAACGGGTAATCCAAGTGGGTCCAGTGCAGGTGGTCCCAACAACAGCACATCAGGACAACCAACTCCATACACTGGTGGTACCTACTATAACACCTTTTCCAACAATGTCAGTATCGGACAAGGTAATTTGTCTGGCGGTATAACTGCCATTGAGATTGTTCATTCCTCGCAGGGCAGTTGGCAATTCTCTGTCAGCCCAGCAATCCCTAAAACGTCCTCCTATCAGTTGACCATCAACTACAGTATCAGTTGGGCTAGGTACCCATGATCCCGGATAATGCTCTCTCCAATCCAACACTATACGCCCCATTCCAATATCCCGACAATATCCCTGTATTCAATACTACGGATTATCAATTGGGTGGTGTTGGTCTGTCCGATGCAAGTGAGGGGTTGCAGGTGCAGGCATGGTTCCTCTCCCTATCTGGGACACCGGCAAGTAACAATGTAGTTATCAGTGCCCCTAACACACAGCCCATTATCCTCTTTAGCGCACCGGACATTACAGAGATAAGCCTATCCTTCGACCAGAATATGAGGCCTGCTGTGGCTTATGTCAGTCAAGGCAATCCAAAGTTCTGGTGGTATGATGCAACCATCCCAGGCTATACGATCATCAATCTGGCAGCCGGCACAGTATCGCCTCGTTGCACCCTTGATGATAAGAGGGCTATAGACGTCTCGTTAGGTTTGTCGGATATCATACTGGCATATATCTATAACCATAACCTGTGCTTTCGGCAAGAGAGGGATCGCTTCACCATTGAATATGTCTTATACCCAAACATTGATGTACTCATTGCTAATCCAGTAATCAATAAAATCGGTATGAACGCAATAGAACGCCTACAGTTTCAGTTATTTGGCAATCTTTATCAATGACCTATAATCCCCCAAAACTTACCGCCAAGTTGATTGAGGCTATCTCAGGTATCTACCTATCACCCCGGTATGATAACCCGATGCCTACTCCTGACTTCCATAGAGAGTGTTGGGAGTTATATTGTAGTGATGCACAGTCGGCTGGTGCTATTGCACCTCGTGACCATGCAAAGTCAACAGCATTAACCTTTGACTTCACGATGGCTGCCGTACTTACCCGCTGGGCAGATTACGTTATCATTGTAGGTTCGACGGAGGATAAAGCGGCCGAACAGCTATCCAATATTTCTGACGAACTCCACACTAACGTGGAGTTACGGGAAGCGTTTGCCATCTCCCACTTTGAGACCGATCAGAAGACAGAAATCATTGTGGTATGTGATGATGGTCATAAGTTTAGGATATTGGCAAGAGGTGCGGAACAGAAGATACGCGGTGCGATGTGGAAAGGCAAGCGTCCAAACTTGATTGTCTGCGACGATATGGAGGATGACGAGCAGGTAGAGTCAGTAGAACGTAGGAAGAAGTTCCGACGCTGGTTCTTTCGTGCCGCCAAGCAATCGCTGTCAAAGACTGGCAAAATCCGTGTGCATGGCACCATCCTGCATGAAGATTCCCTCCTATCTCGCCTTCGTAAGAATAGGATGTGGACCTTTCGATTCTATAAGGCACACGAATCCTATGACGACTTCTCCAACATCCTTTGGCCGCAAAGGTGGACAGAGCAGCAACTCCGAGATAAGCAGAAGGAGTTTGAGGAGGATGGAGATGCAACGGGGTATGCACAGGAGTTCCTAAATGATCCGTCAGATAGGAATGATACATACCTACGTGAGTCACAATTTTGTCCAATGTCCGATGCTGACAAGGCTATTGAAAAGCTGTATTATGCTGGCTGTGATTTTGCCGTTTCCAAAGCCGATCATGCTAACCGAACCTCCCTTACAGTGGGTGGAAAGTCGGTTGGGCCGAATACATACATCGTTGATGAGAGGGTAGATAGGTGGGATCCCCTGGAATGGATAACGGAGATGTTTGAGCTACAGATTACCTACAACATACAAATGTGGTTTGTTGAGGGTGGGGTAATTTGGAATGCAGTATCTCCGCTGGTATATCAGGAAATGATTGCGGACACTAGAAGTCCTCCAATGAGGGAGATTTTTGGCAATAAAGATATATACCTGAACATTGAGGTACTCAATCCGGTCAAAGATAAGGGTGTACGAGGACGATCATACCAGAAGAGGATGAAGGCTGGAACCATGAGGTTTGACCAGCAGACGGAATGGTATGAGTCATACAAGTTAGAGAACCTCCGATTTACTGGTATTGCACAGGCAAGGTTAGACGATCAATTCGATAGCACCGCCACACTCTGCATTGGCCTGGACAATATACCAAACCTGACAGAGGAGGACATTGTGGAAGGGAACCTGATCGAGGAAGAGGATGAGATCGAGGAAGAGGAAAGGGAATATTACCGGTCACAAGGCCGCCTTGGAGAAAGAAATCGTGTCACAGGTTACTAGGTATCGTAACAAATTGTTACACCACCTAAGGATCACTGCAATGGTGGTGCTCGGCTGCTGCTCCTTCTCACGGCCGCTGCGCGCGAAGCGCGGCACACTCGCGCGGGCTCTCAAATGCTGAATTTAGATCACCATATTAAACTAACCAAAGAAGTTATCGAATCTCCAAATCTCACCCACCTTTTCAGTGATGAAGACCTGAAAAAGATTGGTGAGCAATGTTGGGATGATTATAAGGTTGATGTAACCTCCCGAGAAAAGTGGCTGAGGCGTACATCAGCTGCTATGGATCTGGCTATGCAGGTTCAGAAGGATAAGACTTTCCCGTGGCCAGGTTGCAGTAACATCGCCTTCCCCCTTGTTACCATTGCAGCCTTACAATTCCATAGCCGTGCATATCCTGCCATTGTGCAGGCTCCCAACATTGTGCAATGTCAGGTTATTGGACCAGATCCAGACGGTTCCAAGCTAGAACGTTCCCAACGTATTGCATGCCATATGTCATGGCAAAGACTGGAACAGGATTGTGATTGGGAGGAACAGCAGGACCTAGCACTTATCAATGTACCTATTGTAGGGTGTGCCTTTAAGAAATCTTATTATAGTGCAGGCAAGGGATATGTAGACAGTGATCTTGTCCTTGCCAAAGACCTAGTAATTAATTACTGGGCGAAAAACCTAGATGATATGTGCACGCATGTTATTCCCCTCGATAAGAATGATGTACATTCCCGAATCATGGAAGAGGTATTCCGAGATATTCGAGAAGAGAATTGGTATAAAGAAGATGCCCCCCAGAGGGATCAAACACCTTATGGTATTGAATCAGATAACCGTAAGGGTCTGGAAGAACCAATGCCGGACAGTCGTACACCGTTTCAGTTCCTAGAACAGCATCGCTGTATGGACCTCGATGGTGATGGTTATGCTGAACCGTACATCATAACCATTGAAGAAAGTAGCCATTGTGTTGTCCGTATTGTCTGCCGTTTTGATAGGGAGCAAGATATTGAACGTACAAAAAGTGGTGAAATTATCCGAATCCACCCTATCCAATACTTTACCAAGATTCCATTTATCCCATCTCCAGATGGTGGTTTCTACGATATTGGCTTTGGTGTCCTCCTTGGGCCTCTTAATGAATCTACCAATGGTGCCATTAATCAGCTTTTTGATGCTGGTACTATGGCGAACACTGCCGGTGGGTTCCTCGGTCGTGGGGCTAAAATCCGAGGTGGTCTATACCAGTTCTCTCCTTTTGAGTGGAATCGTGTTGATTCTACAGGTGACGATCTAAGGAAGTCTATCTTCCCGATGCCTGTACGTGAGCCTAGCAATGTGATGTTCCAACTTTTGTCCCTCCTTATCAACTATACTGAGAAGATCAGCGGTGCCGTGGATGTAACCACTGGAGGTAATCCTGGGCAGAATACCCCATCTACCAGTATGCAGGAAATGGTAACACAAGGCCAAAAAGTCTTTGCTGCTATCTTTAAACGCATCTGGCGATCCCTCAAAGAGGAATTTAAAAAGATATACCAACTCAATGGTGTTCACCTCCCAGTAGATCGTGTGCAATTTGCGGGCGGTGAAAACTATATTAGCCGTGGTGATTACCTTGGAGACCCCAGTGCAGTAATTCCTTCTGCCGATCCCAACATCATGAGTGACCAATCTCGCCTAATGCAGGCACAAGCCCTCATGGCAGTAGGTAAGGGTAATCCATTCTTTGACCAGGATGAGGTATATAAGAACTTCCTTCGTGCCCTTAAGGTACCGAACATCGATCAAGTCTTCCTCGGTAAGAAGAAGATGGTACCACTCGCCCCACCAGAAAAGGTAATGGTCGAGCAGATGAAGGCACAGGTACAACTACAGAAGTTGTATTGGGAGAAGTTGAAATGGATTAGTTCCCTCCTTGAGCAACGGAAACTTAATGAAGCAAAAATTGTCCAGTTGTATGCACAAGCAGCCTTACTGGAACAACAGGCAGGTGGTGTAAAATCAGCACAGCAGATTCAAGCCTTCCAAGCTGTGATTGATAGTATTAAGGTAATGAATGAGGGCATAGACAATCAGATAGCACAACAAGCAGGCATGGGAGGTCCAGATGAGCAGCAAGCTGACCAAGGAGGAAATCAGGGAGGCGGTGGCCAAGGAGGAGGCGGAGGTGTTCCTGGAATGGAAACGCCACCCGGTGACACAGGCACTCTTCCAGCATCTTAGGGAACATCGAGAGGACCTGAAAGAAAGATGGGCATCTGGTGATACAGTAATGCCAGATGCCTTTCAGTACGCACTGCAAAACACCTTAGTGCATGCAGAGTGTGAGGTAATTAAACTAATTCTAGAGATAGAGGCAATAGACCTCGGAGTTAATAGCCATGATTGAAAATAAAAGTGGACTTCACCCTCGCGGACGTGCCGTCCTAGTAAAGCCATACACGCCAGAGGTGAAGAAAAGTATCATTGAACTTCCTGAATCTGTCAGGAAGCAACAGGATACTATCGAGCAGAGGGCAGTGGTAATTGAGGTAGGTATTGCTGCATGGCATGATGAAATTGCCCAAGGCCATGGACCTCGTGCAGCGGCAGGGGAGCATGTTATGATTAGTGGCCTTGCCGGTGTAATGGCTGTAGGCACCAAAGATGGCGAACAATATAGGTTCGTTAATGACCGAGACATTTTCGCAAGTATTGAGGTAGAGGCATGAGCGACGAAAATTTCGAAACACAAGCACGTGAAATGGGTTGGGTGGAAAAGGAACAATTCCGTGGTGATCCTACCAAATGGGTAGATGCCAAGGAGTTTGTTGAGCGTGGCGAACACTTCCTTCCAATGCTTCGTGCCAATAACAAGCGTTTGAAGGACGACTTGTTGACACGAGACAAGGAAATCAATACTCTCAAGGAAACCGTAGCAAACGTCCAGAAAGCTATGGGCGTTATGCAGAAGCACTATGATGCTTCGGTTCAACAACAGGTAGCACAAGCAAAACGTGACCTTGCCGGACAGATTAAAGAAGCAAGGGAGGCGGGTGATACAGACCTTGAAATCCAACTTTTGGATCAAATGTCTGACCTGCGAGAGACAGAAAAACAAGCTAAGAAAAATGCCGAAGAAAAGAAAGATGAACCTGAAAAGGTTGAGACCAAAAATGCAACCCAGCTAGAGTTTGAGTCATGGAATAGGGATAATCCTTGGTTCGGTAATGCAAATAATGCAGAAGACCGGAAGAGGACAAAAGCCCTAATTCGTATCGGTGAAGATCTTCGAGAAGAGGGTGATACTACCGTAGGTCGAGCTTTCATGGAGAAGTGTATGGAAGTTTTGAACGAACGGGAAGGTAACACCACAACCACAAAAGATCGTCGACCATCCTCAAAAGTAGAAGGCGGAAATAGTGGAGCAAGGGGAACTGCCGGACGTGCATTTGATAAGCTTCCTAAGGAAGCAAAAGATGCTTGCCATGCAGACAGTGACCGCTTTGTTGGTCAAGGTAAAATGTATAAGACAGTAGCAGAATGGGAAGAAGCCTACGCTACGTCCTATAATGAGTATGAGGACTAAGACATGGCAAACACTCCCAGCAAAGCAAACCCCGCAGAAGAAAAGGCTGACCTTTCCATTCCAGCCGGCTATAAACCAATGAGCGTCGGTATGCGACGCCTTGAGGTAGCTGAAAAGGATGGATGGCATCGGCATTGGTTTAGGGCAACAGCAGGTAATATTGCACGGGCCAAACAGGCCGGTTATAGGTTTGTTGAACAGGATGAAGTAGACCTGAACGACTTTGACCTTGCCGGTGATGGCCAGTCTAAAGGTACTGACCTGGGGTCCAGAGTTACCGTCACATCAGGTGATGGCACAGACAAGTTAGTCCTTATGGAATGTCCTGAACACTTGTACCAACATGGTCAGAATATCCATATGGAAGAGGTACACAAGACAGCAGAAGCACTCAAGGGTGGTATGGTGGGTAAAGGCAAGCAAGGCGAGACAGGGAAAGATGTAGAAAATAGGTATTCGGAAGTTAGTGTAAAGGGACGCAACCTTTTTACCCGTAAATCATAACCCTTTTGACTGTGGAGCAGTACAATGGCAAACGCCAATCGTCCTTCGGGCCTATGGCCCGTTAAGCACCTGAACGGTTCGCCGTTCAATGGCCAAGCTAATTTGTACCAGATTGCAGCGGCCGATACCAATGGTTACGCCATTGGTGACCCTGTAAAATCCACTGGCAGCGCTGATGCTAATGGTGTGGCGGGTGTAACACTCGCCGCCACCACCGGAGCCATTCGCGGTGTCATTGTGGGTCTGGGCATTAGCACCGGCAACTCCCTGGCTTTTGAAGCAGGTCTTTTTAACCCTAACAACCTTAATCAGACCATTCGTCCGTCAGGTGCGCAGTCTTCCGACTGGTATGCTCTTGTGGTCGATTCTCCCGACGTTATCTTTGCCGTGCAAGAAGGTAACGACGCCTCCACACAGCTTACTGCTGCAAATATCGGTGACAATACCAACCTGTATGCTGGAACCAATAATGGCTTCCAGTCTACGTGGACCATCGATGCTACGCTTGCCGCCACTACCAGTACCTTGCAGGTCAAGATTCTTGGCCTGGTTCGCACACGACCGGATGACAATACCTTCGGTCAGTATGCCAAGTTCCTGGTCCTTATTAACAACCACGAACTCGCGCCGAATACGGCCGGCGTTTAAGAGGAGTAACGGAATATGGCAGGCGTAATTAATACCGGTTCGCATCCCAAACTACTGTGGCCTGGCGTTCGTGCCACTTGGGGTCAAATTTACCAAGCGCATGAGAAGGAATATACGGACCTGTACGAAATCGAAACCAGTGATAAGGCATATGAACAGGATGTTCAGATCACTGGCTTTGGTCTCGCTACGGTGAAGGGACAAGGTGCCCCCATCCAGTACGATTCCGAAGAACAGGGTTATGTATCCACGTATACGCACGTTGCTTATGCACTCGGGTATATCGTAACGCATGAGGAATTGCGTGATAACCTCTATAAGGAAGTTTCAACCCGCCGTGCGAAGGCAAATGCATTCTCCATCAACCAGACGGTTGAGACGGTGGCTGCATTCCTGTATAACAATGCCTTCTCGTCCTCGTACTTTACCATGCCAGACGGTCAGCCCCTCATTAGTACGGCACACGTACAGGTGACAGGCGGTACCTTCAGTAACCGGTTATCGCCGGATGCCGACTTGTCAGAGGCAGCCCTTGAGGATATCAGTATCCAGATCATGCAGATGACCATGGATCGCGGTCTCCGAATCTCTGCAATGGGCCAGTCTCTCCATGTGGCACCTAATGAGTTCTTCAACGCCAACCGCATCATGAAGTCGGTGTTGCAGAATGATACCGCAAACAATGCAATCAATGTCCTCAAGGCAACGAATGCATTCCCTCGTGGCATCAAACTCAACCACTACTTCACGGCACCAAGTGCATGGTTCGTGCGCACTAATATTCCGCAGGGTATGACCTATTTCTGGCGTGAAAAGCCTGAGTTCTCTCAGGACAACGACTTTGACACCAAGAATGCAAAGGCGGCTACATATATGCGCCTTAGCCTGGGTTGCACGGATGCTCGCGGTATCTACGGTAGCAACGGCCCGTAAGGAGTAGGTCATGGCAACTATCCGTAAAACTGGAAAGTTTCATGGCAAGAGTAACAAGTTGGGTCATGGTGGTAGGGCTGCTCAGATGAAGGCAGCCGGTGTTCCTGGTGGCGTTATTGGTAAAATGGCCCGATTGGCTCAGGCTGCACCAGGACAGAAAAACTACCATGGCAAACGTGGCAAGAAAAGGAAATAAGCATTGTAACAAATTGTTACACTGGTAATAACGTCCTCCTCGCAATGGGGAGGACGTCTTCCTCAAGACGTTATATACCGGAGAAAAACTCATGGCTTCTGGCAATCCGACCCGTTGGCCGAATGGCTTTACGCAAGATGAATCCTATCAGCCTCTTGGGCAGATTGGTATTCCTGATCCCTTCTTCTACTCCTATTATGAGGATGATTTCGTCCCTTATAATGGTGCCCTTTATACGGCGACACTCGATGGTGGTACCGCTGCCCAGACTGTTGCCAATGGTGGTGGTGGTCGTGTAAAACTTACCACAGCCGCTGTTTCTAGTGACTTTGTAGGTCTTCAATTGACGGCAGCTCCCTTCTTGTATACTGCCGGTTATAAAATGTTCTACTGTGCACGGGTGCAGGTAGCAGCAATTGCTAATACCACTTTTATTGCAGGTCTTTGCCAGACTACTGCAACGCCTGCAACTATCACGGATGGTATTTATTTCAAGTTTACTGCTGGCGGTACCTACGTTCAATTGATCGCCGTTACTGGCAGTACGGTGATTGGTACATTGAATTTACCAACATCGGTTGCTCCTGTAAATAATACTGACCTTGATGTTGCCTTCTATGTAGATCGTCGTGGCAATATTATTGCCTTCTGTGGGCCAGGTTTGTTTGGTAACAAAAGCCAGCAATATGCATATTCGACTATTCAACCAATCGGCAAAATGTATGCCAGTGGTCAAAGTATTTCAACGGGTTCCCCTGTTCTTTCTGGAACTATTACTACTGCCTACCTTAATCCAACCATTGCGGTATTTACAACCGCAGCAGCGGCTGAATCACTTGTTGCAGATTTCCAGGCAGCTGGTACGGAGCGTTAATTATGTCCATCGCCAATTACAATTCTCAGGTCATCCGAGATGGGTATCGTAACTATGTTATCCGTCTTACGGGGGCCGCTGTGGTTGGTACTGACACAGATCAACTACCTACCGTGTTAGTCACGGTGGCCAATCTTAATCCACCCTGTTCTGTTCTTAGAATTGACAGGGTTAAATATTCTATGCCTCATGGTTCTCCCTTTGATGTTCAGTTGTATTGGCAGGCTACTACTAATGAGTTGGCTTGGGGTACTTCAGGTGGCGATACAGATGATTTTTGGAATGTAGGAGGTATTGTAAATAATCTTCCTGCAGGATTTACTGGTAATCTAATGTGGGGTACTAGTGGTCTAACCTCAGGTACACAAGGAACTTCAACTACTAGTGCCTTGAATACAATAGTTGCCGGAACTGTACTTACCTTTGCAATTATTGTTGAATGTGTAAAATTACAAGTAAAGTATCCTTTGTAACATGGCAACCATTGTCAACAATACCGCATATGGTATCATAGACCAAGGCATGCATGATGCCGGTAAATTGCAGGAAGGACAACGCCCTAACTCTCAACAGCTTGCCGACAACCTTCTCCGCCTGAATGACATTATCAACCTCTGGCAAACCCAGGGGTTGAAGTTATTCCTGCAACAGGAGGTAACAGTTCCCCTTGCTGTTGGGCAAACCTTGTATGTGCTTGGTCCCTCTGGTCCGGCGGTTGTTATGCCAAAACCATCTCGTGTCCTACAAGGTTATATCCTAGATACGAGCAACATCCGCCGTCCTCTTGTACCCCTATCCCGTGATGAATGGGAACGCCTGTCCCAGACAATAGGCAACAATGGTACCATCAACAGTTACATGGTTGATAAGCAAGCATACCAACTTAACCTCAACCTGTGGCCGCCTCCCGACAATACAGAGGTATTAAATACCGCTGTATTCCTTACCCAGATACAGGCTGCTGGTCCTGTATATATAACCGATGAAACCTCCTTCCCACAGGAATGGCGGATGGCCTTACGATGGGCCCTTGCCGATGACATTAGCACAGGTCAACCTCCTGACGTTATTGCACGTTGTGAGAAGAATGCCTTAAAGTACCGGACAGCTTTGGAGGATTGGGACGTTGAGGATGCGCCAACAATGTTTGGTGTGGATAGCCGATTTTATGCCGGACAAGGAAAGTTTAAATAATGGCATCCCCCTCTCTCCAGCAACCGCCTCGCATTCCTCTGGTACTTGATCCAGAGAATAGGTATAATACCACCTCCCAAGATGCAAGGCTAGTTAATGCCTACATGGAAACTGCCGACAAACTTACCAAACAGTTCCATGTATATAAGCGGCCGGGATATGGTAGTCAGCAACAGGTTGGGGGTACGACAGATGCAGGTATGGGACTGTATACCTGGAATGGAAATGTCTACTCCATCTTTGCCGGAAAACTTTACAAGAATGGTGCTGAGGTAGCTAGCGGTATGGATACCAGTAATGGTATTTATACCTTTAGTGAGATTAAAGGAAGTGATCCTAAGATTGTAATGCAGAATGGTGTGCAGGGCTATGCATATGATGATACTGCCCTGCTTTCCAATAACCTATATACAACAAGTGGTAATGTTTACCCAGAATATACGGTAAAAGGTCTTGCATACCTTGATGGTGCAACCTATGTTATGCAACGATTTTTCGGCACCTTACTAACGCCTGCTGTTATCTGGGGTTCTGCCATTAACAGTGTTACACAGTCAACGGACTGGGATCCTCTCGACTTTATTACCGCACAGATTGAGCCAGACTATCCAGTTGCCTTAAACAAACAATTGTCATATGTCATTGCCTACAAGCAATGGACGACAGAAGTTTTTGCTGACGTAGGTAATGCAACAGGTTCTCCACTTCAATCTGTACCAGGTAATAAGGCAAGGTATGGTTGTGCACACCAGGATAGCGTTCAACGCATTGAGGATACCTTATTCTGGTTGTCAACAAACCAATCAGCATCCTATCAAGTATGTATAATGGCTAACCTTGCCGTTCAAGTTATCTCCACAAAGTCCGTTGATCGTCTGCTGAATAATGCTAACCTATCAAGTGGTGTATATAGTTGGCAATTAAAGGTTGATGGACATCTCTTCTATATCTTGACAATTGTTGGTAATAATCTAACACTTGCCTATGATATAGTCGAACAAAGTTGGGCTCAATGGCAAGATACAAACGGCAACTATATTCCGATCATTGCCAGTACCTATGATGCAAACGGGCATAAGGTAGTGCAGCATGCAACTAATGGTTGCCTATACTACATGGACTCTGCCTACATTTATGGCGATGATAATGGAAATAGTATTGAGGTAGATATTGTTACCCCCATTTGGGATGCTAATACTAGAAGGAATAAATTCCTATCACAGCTGGAACTTGTGGGGGATAAGCAGATAGGTAATTACCTAACCGTACAAGTTAGCGATGATGATTATAATACATGGTCACAACCTCGCCGTGTCGATATGGGACTAGAGCGTATGCTACTCCCAGACTGTGGTACTTTTCGCCGTAGGTCGTGGTGGATCAAATTCAACCAGTATGGTCCTCTTCGCTTAAGTAGTATGGAACCTCAATTTGATCTTGGTACACTATAATGGCAGGGGCGCAGATACAAATACAAAATGCGGTAACACCTCCTGTTGATCAGCCTGTCTTACAGGCGTCAATAACCTCTAGATTTTCACAAGCTTGGCAACGTTGGTTTTACGCCATACAAAAAAAGTTAAATACCATCAATAGCAATGTCGTAGGCATTTCTAATATATCCGGCTCAGGAGTTGTTGTAACAGATGGAAATGGTAACTTCACAACAGAATCAATTAGCAGCAATGGGGGAATACAAGGCACATATGGTACTATTGGTGGATCTCCTATAACAGGTACTCCAACTATTACGGGAATAGCGACAGCTAATTATACCCTTGCTAGTTGGGCCATTGAATGTTATCCCTCTGGAAGTATATCCATTGATGTTCAACAAGGTGCATTAGGTTCGTCAACAACTAGTATTGTAGGTTCTGGAAATACGCCTAATATTAGCTCCGCAGTTTCCAATAGTGCTAATATTTCTGGTTGGACGTCTGTAGCTATAACAAAAGGGAACTTGGTAACATTTAAAGTTACCTCTTTCTCCGGCAGTATCGAATGGTTTACCATCTCACTTCAAGGAACTAGGTCGTGACAACTGCAACCTATTCTACTACTTGGCAACATACCTCCACTGCCACCTTCCAAGCTTGGGGGTCTGCCCTATCCGCAGCTATGCAATTGTGTGGATTGACTCAGACTGCTGATACAGGTCAAGTCAATTGGACCACTGTTACTTATAGTTCTACTGCCAATACATCTTCTGGTTACGAGATTTATGAATTTACCGATGCACTACAATCTACTTATCCAATTTACCTAAAGATAGAATATGGTACAGGAGATGATCCAGCGGCAGCTAATGGGTCTCCAACAATTTGGTTAACTGTCGGACAAGGATCTAATGGATCTGGCACACTTACCGGCACACTAACTACTAGAACGCAAATAGGTTGCACTAATACTAACCAAGAAATAAACACTACAACTATATCATATCCTACCTATATATGTTTTACTGGTAGTTATCTTGGTGTAGCACATAAGATTGGTGGATTACTATCTACCAGTAACAACGTAACTTTTGGTGGTTTTTGTTTCATGGTTGGTAGAGCTTGCAATAGTAGCGGTACTTATGTAGGTGGTCAGATAATGACCATGATGCAGCCAGCTAATAACGGTACTAATACTTATGGTAATGCTAATGTAATATGTACAGCTACTGCCTCATCTACTAATTATACTACAACTAATGGTTATTTTACTTTTGTACCGTTCTCAATGACTAGCACTGCCGTAGGTGGTTCTGAGTTTCAATTATTTCCTGTCTGGGGAATATTTAATCAGGTTACACCAATACCTTGGGCACTTTATGGTTTAAATGCTGAAATTGCTCAGGGATCTACTGTATCGGCAACGCCTGTAGGATCAACAGCCAACACATACATAATGCTAGGTATAGGTACTCAGGGATGGGGTTTACCAAGTAATGCTAATTATTCCATGTTGATGTTATATCAATGACCACATATGTAGTACAACCACTAGTTATAGTGACACCTTTGTGGTCAGGTGCTGGGCACACAAATAGTACAAGGCAAGCACTACCTATACAACAATATATAGTAATTGATACAACATGGTCGACTATTGGTCATGTAACTAGGCCAGGAATAGTATACAACGCATATGGTGGAGGTGGTGGTTCCGGTCCATCAGGGTGGGTTAATTTCAGTTAAAGGTAACTTATCATGCTAGAAGCAACTGGACCTACTTGGGAATCTGTAGCTATCATTGGGGGAACCATTATAACTATCCTTCTAAGTGTGGTTATTTCTATGGTAGCTGCCTATTCCAAGTCACTTGACCGGCGATTAACAACCTTAGAAGGTCTCCATAAATCCTTGAATGATCGGGTATTAAGTCAATACCATGATAAGACAGAAACAAACACACTTCTTGGGGAGGTGAAGAATAGGGTAGAAGCTCTCCATACACGTTTTGATATGTTACTTAACCAACATACCGATAAGGGGTAATATATGGATGATAAAACCAAGGAGGATATGGAGAAGTTTTTGGAGAGTTCTGAGCAGTTATTAGAAGCCTTGGATAAACATTCTAACCTAACCTCTTCCAATGTTGGTACCTCAACAATACATATAAATGCCGGTGGAATAGGTGTACTTATTACAACAGGCCTTGCAGCTTTTATGGCCGGCCTTGTTTTCTGTTTAGGTCTTGCTGTATTACACCAGCAGAAGCAAATCGACGATTTACACGATTACCTCAATGTCGTATACCAATATGCACCGCAACTGAAACCAAAGGATTTCAAATGACTACCATTATTATAATATCCCATGGATCTTCTGGCCCTCAAGTGGAGGTAGTAAACAACGATACGGGTGTTGACACCACCCAATTGGAAAATCTTATTCTGGGTACCTTAACTTCGGAAGATACTTCTGATGGGAATAAATAAGCAAACAAATAATCCCTTATATTTTTCCCGGGCTAAGGATATGGAATGGCCTATCTTTCCTATTCCTGGTTGTTTTGCCGTTTCTGGCGCCTTATCACAAATTGCCGGCCATCCAGAAATTTGGAATAAATATTCGGCCAGGAAGGAAGTGTATCAACATAGGCAAATGTCCGACATATGGGTTCGGTATAATGACTATACCAACTTTCACGGGGACATGGAGTCATTCAATAAAGAACATCTCTCAGTCTGGTATCCAGAAGCCTATAAAATACCAGCAGTTATTGATCTCTCCTATGGCGTTTGCCATCATGTTGGCGGCTCATCAATTGGTGGGGTACTCATTACAAAGATACCTCCTGGCAGCAAGGTAGAGCCACATGTTGATCAGGGCTGGCATGCTAGCTACTATGAAAAGTTTGCAGTACAATTGATGGGGAATAAAAGGCAAGCATTTTGCTTTGAAGGTTATTCCCACTCCGCTATGCCAGGAGAGTTGTATACCTTTGATAATTCCCGTTTGCATTGGGTTACCAATGATAGTGAGGAAGATAGAATGACCCTCATTATCTGCATTAGGAGGGGATAATGAACGTCAATTACCACGGCTTGTATCCACAGGAATGGATTACCTTTGATATGTATTTTGCCTCCCTTGCGGCTATGCAAGTTCATCCCGGGGCTGGTACCAAAGGTACAAAGAAAATGAGTTTGGAACAGTGCAAGGATATGGCACTAGATATGCTTAAGATTCGCCGAAGTCTTTCGGTGCACGGACAACCAAACTTAGAGGAAGTACCACTATGCCGTGGGGAGTAGCAGCATCAATTGGCGGTTCCCTAATCGCAGGAGCTATGTCAGGCGGCGGATCTAGTAGCTCTGGCGCATCAAGTAATACCTCGGTGTATGATCCATATGCACCTTATCGAGGGGCTGCCGCACAACAACTTCAAAGCCTTATGGCTAATCCTGGCAACGCCGCTAATACTAGCTACGGACAGGCCATGCAGCAAGCCGCCAGTCGTACTATGGCCAGTCAAGGCTACACAGGTTCTGGCAATGCGCTTGTAGCATCAGCTAATGCTGGTGGTACTGCCTACCAGCAAGAATTCAATAACCTTGTAACACTATCTGGCGCAGGTCAAAGTCCTGCCAGTGCACAAGCTGCTGCCAATCAACAGGCAGATTACCAACAGAACCAGAGTAACCAAATGTGGGGGCAAATTGGTAATTTGGTTGGGAATGTGTTTGGTGGTGGTGGTGGCGGTGGTGGTGGCATGTGGGATAGCAGCGGTTCATTTTTTGACATCTGAGGTGGCATATGGCCTTTAATATCGGTGCAGGACTTGAGGCTGCTGCTAATGCCGGGCAGGGTTATCTCCAAGGACAGCAACAGTCCCAGGACAACCAATATAAGAATAATATGCAGAAGTTGGCATATGATCAGGCGGCTCTTGATTTCCAGCAAAAGAAGTTGGATACAGATAGGATGCAAAAGCTATCTGACCACATGATTCAAACCTTTAATCCACAGACCCCTGGACCAAAACCGCCTGGGCAGCCAGGCCAACAGGGACAAAATCCACAAGACCAGATGGGTGCTATGTCAGGAGGTAATGTTGATCCTGGCCAATATACACAAGAAGCCTTTAACTATGCTGCAAAATCCGGCGATGTAACACATGCACAGGAACTCGCAACTAACCTCATCAACATGAGGACTGAACAGGCAAATCAGGCAGCTAAGCAAGCAGCCATGCAGACGTCTGATATGAAGGCACGCCAGCAGGCATTGGAAACAACTGCTCAAATGTTTCAGGGTGTGACTGATCAAGCATCCTATGACCAGGTACGTATGAACATTATGTCTGATCCTGGTATGCCTCAGTCTGCACGTCAAGCCATTGCCTCGCTTCCTAGTAACTATTCCCCTGCTATTGTTGACCACATTAAAACTGAGGGGATGAAACAGTCCGAAACATTACGCCTTCAAATCCAACAGCAGAATTTGGCGGAAAGAATTAGGCAAGATAACTTCCGTCAACAAGATGACCAAGTTAAAAATACACTTTCTGAACAGAGGGAGAAGGCGCAGGAACAGCATTGGGCTAACCAAACTAAAGTTGGTGCTACTAACAAGGTACCTTCTTCCAATGATATTACCTTTGCAACTGCGGCAACTAAACAGGCTATGGGACCTGATGTTGATACAGATTCGGATGACTTTAAGAATGCCCGTAATTCCATTGCCTCTCGTGCGCAACAAATTATGAAGGACAACCGTGCAGTGAATGCTGAGCAGGCGGTTCAAATGGCAGCTCAAGAAGCAAAGAACGCCGGGGAAATTGGTGATAAAACTACCACTACTGGTGGTGTAACTCTCCCCTTAGTAGGAACGGTTGGCGCTAAAACTACCACAAAAGCTACCTTCCAGGATAAAGGTAGTACACCTCAACAGCCCATCAATGGTGATAAACAGGTAAAGACTGAATCCGATCTGGTGGATGGGAAGTATTATACCTTCACCAATAAACAAGGTCAGACACATACATACCAGGCACAAGGCGGAAAACTTAACCTAGTTCAGTGATAATGTATGTAACAATTTGTTACAGTGGTGATTAAATGGATCAGCAGACTACCGGACTATCCCTTGACCAGGTTCTTGGGAATCCAACCAGCCCTTCTGGCTCCGCTCAGGCTACCCCAAATCCAGATATGTTGGCAGAGGCCAATTCCCACCTATCCTCTGGTATGGACCCCGATGATGCAATCCGTGCTGCCTATGAAAAATATCCCGAAGCGAATGGGGTGAGTTTCTCTCTATCTAAGGATGGTAAATCCTTCACTGATAATGGTGTACAAACTAAGGGATTGGACTTATCGCAAGTTACTGGTGGTCAGCCCCAGGATCGTGGCATCTCCCTATCACAGGCAAAAGGGGAGGAGGAACATAACACTGAAACACCTCACACCAATGTCAGTAATACCCTTCAAAAGACCTTGAAGTGGTTCAATGAATTCGGTGAGAATAAAAGAGAAGATACCCTACAAGCTCTAGGCAATGTGGGGGCATACTTCCACAACTACACACAGGAACATGAACTAACTGACGGGGGTCCAATCACCACACAGCAGAAGGCTGCTGCCAAACTCCTTGGAATGGATTTACCAAATTTTCCTATCTGGGGACCTGTCTACAAAATGTCTCCTACTGATAGAGAAGCCTTAGATAAAAAGTATCAGGAATCTATCGGTCTTCACCCCGATCAGACAATGGCACGCCTTTCCAAAACAACTGACCCCAACGCGAAGGGTGGATTTGATCCTTACGGTAACTTTCTCAATGATTCAATGGTTACCCATCTTGCCAGTCAAGCTTTCAGCCCAGAGCTGGCTACAACCAAGAAGTATCAAGCCATCCAGGATATGATGGAAAATATGGATGCCGTGGATCATCCTGAGAAGTACAACCCAAAGTTTGTAAAGTATAGTGCCGATAAAATCCTAGCATATAAAAAAATGAATGAAACTGGCACAATCCAAAAGATCAAAGATTATGCCGGTGATATTAAAAAGAACCCGGTTGGGGCGGTGAAGGGATTTGCTGGGGGTGCACTGTCTGATCCAGAACTGTTACTAGCACCAGAAGCTAAGCTGGGCTCTTTCGCGGTGGCTGGGCGAGATGCCACTGCACTCGGGACAGTTGGTACGGCAGCGAAACTTCGCGGTCTCGCGGATGCTGTTCGCGGCGCAGCCGCTAATGCACCACACATACAGGAAGCAGCAGCTACCGCAGCTAAGAATTATGCGGAGATTGGTGGGGAGGCAGCAGCGTCGGCCAAACGTCTTCAGGCATTAAAACATGTAGGTAATATTGTTGGTACCACTGGTGCCGGTGCTGGTATTAATGCAGCCACCGAAGCAGCTTCCCAGGAGGCAAATCAAGGTTATGTAAAGAAGGGATCACTTACCTTAGCAGAAGTAACTGGTGCAGCCTTTGGTGGTGGTGTACACCTTCTTGGAGAAATTGGTGCAGCTCTTCGCGGTAATAAGGTTGACCTAAAAACTGACCTAAAAGATCGCGTCCAGGATAAAGGAACACATCCTAGTGATGATTTACCTACTGGTGCAAATGCTAATAATAAGCCTGGACAACCATTATCTCCCGATACTCCGATTAGTCATGATGGAACCGTTCCTTATACAGGTTCTATTGACGCTAATATGGATGGGATTCATATCCATAAGGGTTTTCCAGAAAGTCTTCCTATGGAGAATAGGAAAGGTAAGACTGTTAATATTCCCGTCCTACAAACAGTTGGGTACCATGAGGCTGTTGAAGGTCCGTTAATCCATGTAACCGGCCCAGTAGATGATGAAACTATTGCTGATCTAGAAGAACGTATAGGTCCTGACCATACATTACCACCCAAGACAATTGAAAAATTGAAGAGGGGGGAATCTCTTGTCTACACCAATCCTGACCATGAGGATACAGATCCGGGTGGGCATGAGATTGCCACGTGGGCTGAGAACCATATGGTTAGTACCTTATATGATATGGATCCAGAGATCTACCAGAATAATCTGAAACCACATATTAAGGAAGTTGCAAAGGATTCACAAAAGCCTGGGGAGCATGCCAATATCCCAGACACAATGGATACCAAACCATATGATGATGTTGGCCAATCTGACCAGCTGAAGGGTCAGGGTGATAGGCCAACAGTTGATAATGTTGAGCCTGGTGCAGAGGAAAATACGGATAATCAGGCTCAAAAAATTGCCTCCCCTCGACCTATTCCTTCTGTTGATACCACACTTCCTATAGACAGCCCAGAGTTAAAAGGTACCTTAGTAGATAGATTAAATAGGCGTATAGGTTTTTTAGGAAAAGAGTTCATTAATGGAAAATTGTATAGTAAGTTAGAGGTTATCAGTCCTACAGGAAAAAAAGTATATGGAATAGGGCCTAGCCTTGGAGATAAACTGTTAGACCTTACTAATAAACAATCTGGCAAGATTGATCCCCGCCTTCTAGCAACCGGGGCAGTAGCTGGTGGAGGTGCCTTGGCTGGTACTCTTATGCCAGGTGATAAGGAAAAGAATGCATTGCTTGGGGGTATTGCCGGCCTCGCAACTTCCGCACTCTTTTGGGGCGGTGATGTTGGTGTACGGGGGAAGGCTTTAAAAGAAGGTGGGATGTTTGTAGGTCCTACTGCGCGCACCTGGAAGGGCACAGATGCACAGATGGCGGAAAGGATGGAAAGGATTGGGAAGTCACCTGATGAAATTACCTTAGCAACTGGACTCCATCGTAATACTGCCGGACAATGGACGGGTGAAATATCTGATAAGGATATGAAGCTTGTGCCGCCTGACCATCCAAATTGGGTCCGTGCTAAGAAGGAGGCTATACCTCTTAGTGCTGTGATGGATCATGATAAGCTGGATAAGTCTTATCCTGGCCTCCTTGACCAAATTAAAATTAGGATTAATTCTGAGTTAAAAAGTTTAGGTAGTTTTAATCCTAATACAGATACTATTACACTAAGGGAAGCACCTAAGGAAGAAGAATATGGTTGGGAGAAAGTAGGTCCTGGAAAAAACCAAACACCTGAGTCTATTATTGCCCACGAAATTCAACATGTTATTCAATCAATAGAAGGGTTTCCCACAGGAAGTAGTTCAAGGCTACAGTTGGATAAATTAAAAACTGTACAGAAATATCTAGAGGGTAGGTTTGATGTAATTTTTAACAAGATTGTAGAGGCAGAAAGAAGGGGTGCATCTAAAGGGGAGCTAGATAAATTAGAGGAACAATATAATAAAATTCAAGACCAACTTACCAGTAACTACACACAGGCTGGTATGGAATATGGTGCCTTTGCTGACTACTCCAGGCAGGCGGGAGAGGTACAAGCACGTAATACGCAAGAACGCCTTGATATGTCTGAGGAAGAACGTAGGCAAACTACTCCAAGGCAAACACAGGATACACAAAGTAAGTCCCAGTTAATTCGTATGCCAAAAGGACAACAAGGTAATGTTGATCCAGAAATGTTGGGGCGTATTGCCAGAGCTGCTATATTGGGTACTGTTGGCGCTACCATTGGTATGCGCCTTTCTCCTGATGATGATGATAAGTGGCGAGGTGCTTTAACCGGTGCAGGACTCGCAGTACTATCTGGACCTTTGCTTACACAATTTCTGATGCATCCTGTGGAGTCTGTTAAACGAATTTCTACGAATCTTAAAGAGACAGCTACAGCCCCGCCGAAAGAGAATATCAGTGATGCTACCTCCAGGTGGCAAGAAGCCGGCCTGCACCAAGAGATTGCGATCTACCGAATACAGAAAGCGATTCAACGTATTGCACCTACCAAGGCTAGCCGTATTCGCATTACACATGCCCTGGATACTGGGGATACGAAAGGATTGTCTCCTAAGGAATTAGCTGCCTACAAAATTGCTCGGCAGTTTGATGACTATTTAGGCCAACTTGGTCAGAAAGCTGGTGTATTACCCCAACTTATTAATAACCATATCTCCCATATCTGGAAGAATGATGAAAAATTAAAGGCATACAAAGATATGGTTAATAGCCAGGTAATTGCCAATATGTCTCCAAAGACGGCCTTTGCGACAGCCCGCCAACTTCGATCGATTGCCCAAGGTAAGGCAATGGGTCTGACACCTGTAACAGAGGATGTTTCGGAGATTCTTGGTATTTATGCCAAGTCAGTAATGAATGCCATTCGTAATAAGCAACTTATTGAGGGGCTAAAGAATACCAAGGATTCAACTGGTCAGTCATACCTTATAACTCCTGCGCGTAAGGCTCCTTTCAATTATGTACCAATTAATCATCCGCAGCTAAGGGGTATGTCAGCACACCCAACCATTGCACCCGAACTTAGGAATGTCTTTTATACGTATGATATGGGTCCAGTACAAGGTGCATTATCAACTTTGAATATGGCCTTGAAAAGGTCAGAGGTCTCTTTTTCTGCATTCCATCTTACTTCCGAACTAGATGCATACCTTGGTGGTATGCCCACCTTTACACAACCAATAAAGACCGTTGGAAGGTTTGTTGGTGGTGTAGTTGGAAAAAGTAGTTGGCATGACTTTTTGCAAGGTAAGGCAGATCCAGATATTACCGCACTTGGTAACCGTTTTATTGCCAGTGGGGCGGTGCCACAAATTCCAAAAGGTATGGGTCGTGACATTGATCTTTCCGGCAATGATTACTATGAAGGATTAAAGCAGATGCAGGAGTACCTTGACAAGGCTATGCCAGGTCTTGGTAAAATTCCTGACATTGCTGGGAAGGTTAGCCATGTAATGGATCATGTCATCTTTGAAAATGCCATGTCATCTGCCAAGTTTTCTCTTTGGATGCATGCGGTACAGAAGATGAATGAGGCATGGGCAAAGGAGGCCAGAGTTAATCCAAGTGTAAAGGTACCTGAACAAACAGCCATTGATAAAATGGCAGGCGGCTATGTAAATAACCTACTCGGCGCACAGAATTGGTTACAGGCTGCTAATGAGGCAAGCACCCGGCTAGGTCGTTATTACCTTAATGCACTTGGCTCTCCCGTTGGTAGAAAGATCGCTTCTTACCTTTTGTTTGCACCCGACTGGACAACCTCCACTGTTATGTCCTTTACTAAGACATTTGGAAAGGGAAGCGAACAGTTTGGTACAGGTACTTTGGGTAAGATTAGTAGGGGTATTCAAGGATTGCATAACCCTAAGACAGTTGCCGACCTTCATCGTATTTACCAATTTAGATCTGCTATGTTGTATGCCTTAATTGGTGGGGTCATCAACTACGCCTATTCCGGTCACTATATTTGGGATAACAAGGATCCTACAACTATTGACCTTGGCAATGGACAGAGAATGCAATGGAACAAACACTGGACGGAACCTTATGATATTGCTAGGCGTCCTGCACAAGCAATAGTTAATAAGATGGGAGTATTTCCTAAAGAAATTCTAGACCAGCTAACACATAAGGAATATATCAATACTTCTGGTTATTCACCCGATATGAAAGATAGGTTAGCCCACGTTGTAAAGAATGTGGTGCCTATTCCTTTCCAAAACCTTGGGCAAGAAACACCCCAACAGCTAATGTGGAATCTTGCCGGTCGAAATGTGATAGGTCAGCCTACACAAGATAAGGCATGGCAGTCGCAAGAACACGCGAAACGCTCCGCATCGGCAAAAGCCGCCGCCGAGAAAAGAGCAGCAGAGCGCCTCAAGAAACTCTACGGAGGTTGATATGGGTAGGGCAGACTTTCTTCGCCTTGGTGACTGGAATGTCCAGTGCTACCAATGCGGCTTTAAGATGAAGGCATCTGAAGCTGTTAGGAATTGGCAAGGCTATTACGTACACCCGGAACATAATGAACCCAGGCAAACTCAGGATTTTGTACGAGGCGTACCAGACAATCAGAACCCTCCCTGGACGCAACCTTGGCCGGCCGCTGTCTATACGTATACAATGCAACTGATTGGGTTTGGTGACGGTGTAACTACACAGTTTCAGTTGGGGGATGGGCTATATGTGACAACTGTTACCGCTGTATATGTAAATGGTAGCAGCGTAAGCTGGACAGATAATGGATATGGATTGATAACTATCACCGCGCCAGCAAAGGGTGCACAAGTGACCGCTAGTGGTACGGAGACAATGGCATGACGGCAGAAAGTATTGCTACCTTAATTATCAAAGATTGGGAGAAGTGTAGGCTTCGTGCCTATAAGCCACTTCCTACAGATCCTTGGACTATTGGATGGGGAGCTACTGGCTCCGACATTACGGAGGATACTGTATGGACACAGGAGCAGGCAGATGCTGACCTAAACAATAGAGTTATTGTGTTGGGAAATAAGGTACGTTCGTTGGTTGCGAAGCCGGCTACAGACAACCAACTGGCGTCAATGATCGATCTAGCCTATAATATTGGTATTGGTGCCTTTGCCGCTAGCACCCTACTGCGGTTGTTTAATGAGGGAAATGTGCCGGGAGCGGGAGACCAATTCCTTGTATGGGATATGTCTGCCGGGGAGAAGGTACAAGGATTGGAAAATCGTAGGGAATGTGAGCAGCGAATCTATTACACCTGATGAGGTAAAACTATGAGCATTACAGGTATTGGTGAGATTGCTAGCCTTGTTGGGAAGTTCTTCCCGGACAAGAGTGCGGAGGAACAGAATGCTTTTGCATTGCAGTTAGCACAACTACAGCAACAGCAAGCGGCCGTAACTGGACAGACTGATATTGACAAGGCGGAAGCTACCAACCAATCGGTTTTTGTAGCGGGTTGGCGGCCTTTTATTGGTTGGGTATGTGGGTCGGCCTTCGCATGGGCCTTTGTAGCGGGACCTATTGCAAGCTATATTGCCCGACTGATGGGATCAACCATTGTGTTACCAACTCTTGACTTATCGCAGCTATCCCCCGTCCTTATGGGTATGTTAGGACTTGGGGCAATGCGTACCGTTGAGAAGGTTAATGGCATTAAGGCCGGACATTAGGTCTTGTAACAATTTGTTACAGCGGTAAAAAAGCCCCCTACTCGGGGGCTTCTTCATTTTGCGGTGGGGTTGCTGTAATCCAATTCCTTTCAGAACACCAAGATTCTGCCTCCTGGTATGTATTCCATGTTCGTGGAAATGCCCAGTCCTGCCGTTGTTCAAGTGCAAATTCCCCCTTTTCATTCATCACCCGAAACTTTTTTCCGTTCGTCACTACCCGCCACATTGTTGCCTCCGGTCCATACATAGGACTTGTCTAGGGATTTTGGAATAAGGTCTACCTTTACCAAACCCATCTGACGCAATGTTTCTTCTACCTGGGTTAAGCTAAAGGCATCCACATCACGGTAGAATCTTTGTAGCACTGTCTTCCTTGTTGTAATGCCTACCTTCTCAATGTAGTTCTTGATTGTTTCGGTAGCCTCACTTGTCCTACTCTTACCGAAGCCGCCGAACGTTTTATGCATGTTTAATTCTGCGCCGGTAAGTAGACTGACTGCACGGGTGAAGTCATCAGGGATAATAAGAAGGTCATCGCCCCTGCCAGCACTACATACCAGGAGAAGCTTCCTAAGATGAGTTGCACGGCGTTCGTTATATCCAGCGAAACGAGGGTCGTCAACAGCAGGATATCCCAGGTCAGCCTTCCTACTTTCTTCAAGGTACCAATCGACATATAGCTGTTTTGCCTCCGCTGTCATCCTTACCTCACCACTCATTTTGCTAATTCTTTCTAGGTCATGCACTAACATTTCCTGCAATTCTATTTCCCGAACTGTCATGGTATGTTCCGGTACAATCTTCCTTCTTACCTCTTCCACAATGAAGATAACCCGGCTGGTGAATCCCCCTCCAACTGCCTCGTGGGGAATCATGCTTTGAATCCAGTCTGGCGCTGTGCCTCCCACAAGATTAAGACATACTCCTTTAATCGAGTCTTTCCCTCTTCCGACAGTTTCATATTCCCAATCATCTTTAGAGTCGTACCAATCGGTAAGCGAAGAGAGATAAGCGATATCGCCCTGACCCAAAAAAACAGATAGCTCTTCGCTGAACGCTGTGACTGAACAATGACGTTTTGTTTTACCATCAGTAGGATCCACAAAGTCTAAACCAGCACGTTTCATCACCAAAATTGTTGACTGCTTACCGGAAGAACTTTCCGGGGCCACTGTTACTCCTGGTACCTGTTTTAATAGGTCTTTTGCTATTCCAAGAGCCACACCCTTTCTTGTTTTGCCGGAAGGCCCGATCAGCACAACATATAAGTTTGGATAAATAACCTGCCCAATACCCCATCGTAGGTATACCTTTCTCTGTAACGCACCTGCTATGGTAGCAAGTCCACACCATATATGGTAGGAAAGTGGTGATTCAGAGTTATCGGTATACTCAAGATAGGCATCAAGCCAGTTCGAGAGTTCCCGACTCATTGGTATCCCTTAAGGAGAGAAGGTCAATAACATCCTGATATGATTTCAGGTCTCGCATTCCTTCCACATTATTGACCTTATGCTTACCCCCCCAATTGAATCCAATCTTGGCATCTGTGGCAATCTTGAACTCATTGCCGTTGTATGACACGGTTGGGCTGGTATACTCATTAACCTTCTGCATGAAGGCTTCAAAAGCTCCCTGATTTCTGGCAACCTTTATCGGTATCTGCATCAAGATGGAGTCATGTACTTGCGCCAAGATATCGACATTCCACGTTTTGGTAATGAGCGTATCGTTATAGATACGGACCATACCCTGGTTGAGAGAGTCAACAACGGTGCTTTGTGGGATGAAGGAATAGGCTGACTTCCAAAGATCATTACCCCACTCACCCATGAACCTGACCTTACGCCCGAAACAATTAGTAAGGGTCCGATCCTTCTGCAATTGGCGCTTGGTGACTTCGTAAGACTTTCTGATGCCTGGATAGATTTCATGGTACATCTCCACAATTCTCCGGGCTTCCTTTTCCTCCATCTCGTTTAGCAAGGCGAAGTTACGGTAACCTTCATCGTAGTTTAGTCCATGGTTTGACTTCTTCCCACACTGTCGAAGTGACATACCTCTGATCCATCGAGGTGTGTATACCTTCCTAATCTGTTCGTCGTTCATACGGGCAATATGAATTTGCTCGGCATTTGTACTGTGACCAATCAACTCATTTTCATACTCGATTAGGTTGATTGGAAGGTCAAACATTAGGCTTGCGGTATACGCATGCACGTCCTTACCTTCCTTTATGGCATTAATCATATTTGGATCGTCGGCGTTATACGCCACTACAACCCATTCTGCTTGCCTTTTATCGACCTCAATCAGGATGTATCCATCATCTGCCACAAGGAACTTCTTGAATTCCGGTGGCAGGTTTTGGAAATTCATTCCGGTATCAAAAACCGTTTTACTGCTGGATAACCGACCAAACTTAGTCCCTCGTGGATTATAGGAACCCCGCATGCGGTCATCTTCATCAAAGCTAATGTCAAGGTATGTGCTGTATAGCTTGGACAATCCTCGGATTTCTTGTACCAGTTTAGCTTGACGTATGCCAGGTTGCTTAGCGGTCCCACGTACAAGACGCTGCATTGCCATGTCGTCGGTGGTGACTTTTTTTGTCTTGGGATTGAAGATAGGGGCAAGTCCAAGTTCGACATAGAAGTATGCCTGGCATTGTTTGCTGCTATTGACGTTTAGGGGATGGCCTACCAACTCATCTAGTTCTGCCTGCTTTTCTTTCTGGCTCTGTATGATTTCCCTTTTCGTTTCATTAAGCAGTGTGTGGTTGACTTTCATTCCCCTAGTCTGCATAAACTGCAAAACTTCCATAAGGGAAAGTGTCATCTGGTAGGTAGGCATGTACCCTTGTTCTTCCAGGTCTTGCCAAAACTTATCATGTATTTCTACCATACAAGCAGAATCAAGGGCACTATACTTTAGGAAGGTTTCATCCACTGTACTTCACCCCGTACTCTGCGTTGGATGGTACGTACTCAGTTCGGATGGGATTCCTTTCATGTAGGATATCCAACATACCAATACCATCCCTTGTGCAATCTTCTGAGGTATCGTACAACTTTGATTGGAAGATTGTGCTATTACCTTCCTTGATTGTAAAGTAATACTTTCCTTCCTTGTTCACATCGAAGGCACAATCTCTCGTTACTGATTTTTCTAAGGACATAAGTTAATCCTCACAAGTTGGGCATGTCTTCCTAAAACAGCTACAGGCTTTCATTTCTTCCATATTAGGACCAATAAGTAATCCATCCCATTCAGGACAAAAATGCCAGCCTAATTTCAGTTCACCTAGGGTTAATTTCACTGATGGCCATTGATTCATTAGCTGGTCATAACGTTCAGGTGTCATGACTCATCCTTAATGTTCTTAAACCTTACCGTGTCCTTCCAATACTCCTGGCTTCCGCAATAGATACCCCCAAGGAAGCCCAAGCTTTTCGGAAGCTCTGGGTAGAGGATAGAGTGTCCAACCATCGTGTCATGGATTGGTCCCCTAATAACGATTCCATTGCGAGTAAGAAGAAAGGGGATATCGAACATACCGTTCTGTACGATTTTCGTACTCGAAGGATTGCCAAGGACACGCTGAATACCCCGCCATACCTGTAATTCTTCGTCAAGGTTCCATCTGCCAGCAATCGGAATGACACAGGCAATGTCCGGTGTAGACGCGAAACTGATGCAGGATACCTCGTAGTTGATGACCTCAATGTCAAAGCCAACCTGCGCTTTGTCAATGTGGAAGTCAAGCCAATCGATCGCTTCTTGTACGCTGGCATAACTATACACCAATGTCCTTGCAGGTCTACGAATCCCAGGAAATTCACTTTCTTCCTTCACCTTTCGCAGGTCTGCTGCTATAAGGTAGCGGTATGTATACATACCACGCATGGCTTGTTTCGGATGGAATGTTGGAATAACCTTTCGACCAGGCAACAGAGTACTTTCAAATACATACCCTCGGTACATGCTAAGGTGTCCCAGGTCGCATAGTGCGGCAAAGGCTGCGGGGCCACAAGCCAGGAATATGTTGGCATTAACCTGGCTTAATTCCTCCCGGAGTGCCTCCACATATTCCTGCCCCTCATCCGTGAAGTAAAACTTGCCATTATTCTTCTCCCCATACAATCGCATGGGGTTACTTGTCTGGATCTTGAATAGGTTAGTGAAGTAACATTCTGCGCGGATCAGTCCGGCATTATGCAGGCAGTTTTCCAACACCGTACCGCCAGGTCCACTAAAAGGCTTTCTGGCATTCGCATCAAAACCATCAGTGTAGTCACCGACAATCGCAATGCGACTTTCTTTCTTACCACTCCCTGGCAGTTGACTCCTTTCCTGTGTCTGTATAAACATGGTCACTCCTTGGTAAGGAGCCTCTTTGCGTCTTCATCGACAGCAAGAAGGAATTTATCCTTATACTCATTATTGGTATCATAACCAAAGCCACGATGGCCTAGGTTATAACAAGCTCGAAGGGTTGCACCACTGCCGAGGAATGGTACAAATACCGTACCACGACCCTCGTCTAGGAAGGTGTTGATGATATCTTCCAAGAGTTGTACGGGACGCTGTGCAGGATGATACTTGTTCTTTTCAGGATTAACAATGAAGGTATTCAATGTTCCTTGTTTTACGACAGTTGGGTTGCCCTTCCTTGCAATGATAAAAGGTTCGTAAGATCGTCCAAGAAGAATATCTGGGCGTGGCGTTCGACCTGTATCTTTGATCCACATTGCAGGTACAAGGTCCGGTTTCCATCCAGCGCTAGTAAGTGAGGAAATAACTTCTGGATACCATCGGAAGGCAAACCAGAATACCATCCAGCTGTTCTTTCCAGCCACTCGATACAATTCTTTGGTAAGTTTAGAGAGGAACTCTGGATACTGGGCATCGGCAATTTCGTGGTAATCGTTATCACGGCCCCGAAGGTCTGCCCCTTTATCAGTCCGGTCAGACAGAGTTCCCAGGTCAACCCCATAAGGCGGATCGCACTCAATAAAGTCCACGACCCCATCTGTTTTGAGACCTGCCATTCCTTCGAAGACGTCTCCGATGTTATAGTTCCCATCGGCCATTTTCCAGGCAATGGCGAGGCCTTTCTCAATACGTCCATTGACTGCTCCTGATTCAACCTGTTTTACTAATCCCTGCTGCCTTCTAGCCATCTCAGCTACGATGGCATTTTCCTCAGCCTTCTTAATTACCTTCTGTGCGTCATCGGCCGTCTTGCAGAGGGTGATTCCTGGGTTAGCCTTCATGGCTGCATCAAGGCGCAGCGCGCGAGTGACATTCATTGGGTTCTGTTCGATAAGCTGGGCTGTCTTGCGTTGCGACCAGTTCGGGTCGTTCTTCGCATACAGTCTATGAATCTCTGCCGTCAACTTGGCTTGTTCCTGCCATGTCATATCCTTCCGGTGGATGTTTTCCATTAATTCTATCTCGCGTGAATCTACCTCGCTTTGGCTTTCCCTCACTAAAGCAGGAACATCTAACAGACCAAGCTTGGTGCATGCGGCAAAACGGCGGCCACCAGCTAACAGCTTATTATCCGTGCTTATGCAGATAGGTTGTATGAGTCCCTTCTCCCTGATACTTTCTGCAAGTTCGTCGATGTTTCCCATATCTTCACGATACCTATTTGAGGCATCAATATCTGATAACTTAACAACCTTCATTTTGTATTTCATTCCCCATGCTCCTTCAATAGTTGGGCAATTTCTTCAGGTGATAACTGTTCAAGCATCTTTTGGATTGGGGAAATCTTTTTCCTAACCTCCTTCTTCTGTGCCTTCTGTACATGCTTAGCCTTCGCAGGTCGTTCCATCTCTCGACGGGAACGTAATGCCTGCAATCGCTCGCGTAGTTCTTCGTCGGTCTGTTCCTCGATGGGTTTGACCAGGTCAGACAATTGCATTCTCCTACTCCACAGAAAAGCCCCCTCGATATTCTGAGGGGGCAGCCTTACGTTAGGCCCGCTTACGGCCTCGGGCACCCTTACCAGTACCTTCATCACGGAGACGTGGTACCTTGATGTTGTTGAAGATGTCACCGTTATCGTTTGGTTCTGTCTGGCCAACCTCTACAATGGCAGTGCGACCCACCATATCAAAGGCAAGGGCTTCGGTATCGATACCCTCGTTGGACCAGGTCAGGCCGAACAATCCCATAAACCGCTTCAACAAAAGGAGCTTGAATGCGGTGTTGTCATCACCTTCATACGGCAGGGTAATGTAATGGGTAATAACCGGAGCATTAACTTCCGGGTCGGTGAACCCCAAGGTAACCTTAATCATTGGGGCGCCAGGATTCTTGCTCTTTTCACCCGTTACGGTATTCTGTGCTCCGGTGATTTGGAGTTCATAACTACCATTTGGGGCGGCCTTCTGTTCCTGGACATCATCTAGGTTTGCGTTGATAAAAGGCATTTTCGTTCTCTCGTTTGGTTCGCTTGTATGCCATTGTAACAAATTGTTACATAGGCGCTTTACAGTTTCCCTTCCCTCTCCATCTTTAGGAGAAGTCCGAGTCCCTGTTCTTCTAAGGGCTTGGAGAAATCGAGGGATACATCCTCGAATGGATCAAGGCCCTTGATACTGGTGCGGATAGTTGTAGTCAACTTATCTGGCACAGTCTGGAAGGTATGTACCATCTTCCCCTTCCCATCGTCATTCCTAACCTCCGCAAAGAAGATATCACTGAAAAGGAGGGGAATACGGCTGCGAAGTTGACCAGTCATAATAGGCTGTCGGAAGATACGACCGGACACCTTGTCCTGCTTTAGCTCCAGATGCCCGGTCATATAGAATGTTTTACCCATACTTGTGAAGGTACGAATGATGTTGGTAAAAACATTCATTTGTGGACCCCAGTCATCTTGTTGGGGCCAGCTGCCGCCACGTCCGTTGATCGTTAGCACTCGATCCATAATGAGGGACAGTAAGGTTGTACCACTATCAATTGCTACAACATCATACTGGTCAAAGAATCCATCCTTATACTTTGTATCAAAGTCCTTTTCCCATTCCAGGTATGTTGTGTTCTGGTGGTTTGTTGTTTTATCGCCTTTATCCTTCGCCATGCTCTTTACGGATAGGTTAAGGCGGTCCGGCATAAACTCCTCAAAGTCTACGTCGTACCCCCTGAAGGCAAGTTTGGCGTTTGCATCAAAACAATACACAAACTTCTTGCCTGGAAGTGTAAGAAGCTGTGTGCTTTTGCCACTACCTGTATCCCCTAGCACAAGGATACGGTGGCTGTCATCTGCGGGAAGGTCTTTTGCGTTGGGCATTAGAATGGCACCATGTCGTCATTAGACTTGGGTGCTTCTGTAAATTCTGCCTCTTCGACTTCCGCAGGCGGTGCAATGCTTTTCGGTCGAGCTGAATCCCTGACAGATTCTTTTGTCATTTCTGCCAGCATGCGTTTTGCATTGTTGGCTACCTCAGCTGCTACTGTCTGCATTATCTGATCCACAGCAGAAGGGCTAAGTGTAATTTGTGTTAGGTTGCCTTGTGCATCCCTAAACACAACTTTACCACCATAAGATTCTGGCGGTATACCATCGTTCTCAAAGGTATAACTATTCCAGGTAATTGCTAGCTTATCCAGTTTCATGGTATTGTCACTCCTGTCTCTTTGAAGTAATTGCCGTTGTCTTGTTCAAGGATGAATACCACGCCTGGCATTGTTTCCTTAAACTTTTCCCACTCCGCCGTACTTACTATAACATGACCACAGAAGGAACTATTGCCAAGCGGACCAGTAAATACTCGCATGTGGGTATGATGACCTTGGTGTCGCCAATACATACGTACTTGCCAAGGCCTTGTGTTTCCTTGATCATCCCTGTCCATCTTGCACCAGCTTGTCTATGCCAAGTTCATCGAAAGGTTCCCACTTTTCCTTAATATAACCAGGAGGTGGTTCCTTCAACTTTGTTGGGTCCCTTGTCGTCGCGCAGATATTTAGGAAAGGGCACCGGCTATACTTTCCGAAGCACTGATCTTCATTCCTCTTGAAGGCGCCTGTTTCCAGGCTACCAACTTCTGACATTTCCTTCAAGTCAGACTGTATTGATAGGATCCATCTTCCTGTATCAATAATCCATTCTTGTAGCAAGGGTAGGGAGTGAGATACAGGAACAAATTTGAAAGCATCGTGCACCTTCTTATGTACCAGAGCACCGTCAACCCACACATCTTGCAGGTCTTCATGGTACATACTACCAACCATCTGATATCCCTTGACCTGACTGGCACTTGCCCAGCTATCCGTCCAGTCTGGCTGGAAGTTACCTTTGATAGCATACATACTGGTGGTCTTGTGTTCCCCAACATGCAGGCCATTCCACCGGAATACCTTATCTAACTTTCCGATGTACCAGGTATCATCAAGACTTGGGAAAGGCATTGCAACAGGCTGCTCGATGGAGATAACATCACACTCCTCCAACATCCTTTCCCTTTGTGTGGCATAGTTAAAGAACATCTCATGCGCCACACCTGGCGTCCTTGCACCTAGGTCATCTTGTTGTTCCATTGTTAACTCGGCTGGATAACCTTCACCGGTCCAATGGTCTAGGAAGGCTGTTATACCGGCAATAGCCTTGTCCCTTGCACTGTGGCCTTGTAGGCCCCATATTGCATCCATTCCAGCATGCCATGCTCCGCCGAATACCAAAGCTGGTGCTTTCAAGGTCACGTTGCCATCCATGCTATAGCCCGATTCGGTTGTCCAATCTAGGACATGACGAATTAGGTACTTTCGTGGACATTCCTTGTATGTTGAAATCTTTGTGTTGTCGTAGTAGGTGGATTGTCGTGTTATGCTCACCGGTATACCTCAATGGTCAATCGTTCTCAACCTCAGGATTAAGGATGAGTTTGTGTTCCTCGTACCTATCCTTTCGGAAGATGAGGAAGTTTACCCGGCCAAACCATTCCGTCAGGATTGCGGTTGCAACAGCACAATGGCTGGCGAGGTGTGATACAATCAATAGGTCATCGCTTGTGGCATCTTTCATGCCCTCTTGCAATTCCCTATATAACCGATCAATATCCCACTTTGCATAGCTCGGGATATTTAGGAAGACAAGCTTGCCAAATCGTTCCGCATCGCTATAGTCATGCCCTCCCTTACTTAGGACATATACTTTTCTTTCTGACATATTTCCTCTCCTAGGACTTGTCTACACCCTACCTGCTGTTATTAATCATTAGGTCAGAGGTTACCTAACAACCCATTCATACGGGTAGGGTGTAGACAGGTGCCCCTTGTTACGCACAAGGGGCGAAAGCGTATTTCCTATTACTTCCCGTGCTTGCCCTTATATTCCTTGAGCAGGGCTGCCAACTCATCCTGGGATAGGTGAGCCAGCGCAGACTCCGCACGTTCATACGGTGACTTCTTGGCCGACTCTGCGCGCACACCCGGCACCCATGCATCCACAGCCGCCTGAAGGGCATCACCGGTCACGCCGGCAGTAACTTTCTGGCGAACATTTGCTTGAACCGCAAGCGTGATCGCACGGCTTGCCAATGCAACTACCTGTTCCTCGCCATACTTGTCTACAAGGCCAGCTACGCTGGTCGGAATATCATACTGCACCGTCACGGTCTGGGCAGTTTCATCCTTACCTGTCTTAACCTTAATCTCACTCATTTCTCTTTCCTCGGTTTGATTGCCCAAATGGGCGGGTATGCCCGCTTGCTCGGAATGAACAAGCATGGGCTAAACGGATATTACATCATTTCTTGGTAGCTACCTAGTGGTAGCGGTATGCAATGGTCAATGGTCAATCGTCTTGCGACGATATCACACTATGAACGCAATGTCAACTGGCTTTCTTCATCTTTGCCTCGGCCTCACCAGATAAATCATTGCACCTATCGCACCTAGTAGGTAGAGTACCTTGTCTGTCCAGGTCATCAAGCAGTCCCATCTCGGTAAGGTAGGAGAGAAGTGTATGGGCATGCTTGCTTGCTTCCTTTCTATCCCCATCACGCATAGCGGAGGACATGGCTTGTACAGTTTTTCTCCAATGGAATAGGGATACTTTTGTCCGTCGCTGTACCATACACTTCTCCCGGTTATGTAACAATTTGTTACACGCCCTTACTCTTTCGTTGGAGCCGGTACGTGAGGTGCAATAGACGCCTTAGCATCATTTACCGTGTTATGCACACCTGGAATATCCCCAAGAAGGTGTACGAGGTATTCCCGGAATTCCTCGAAGGCGTTGTGGACCTTCTGTTCCACACTTTCCTCCTTCTTGGACTCTTTTACAGGACTTGTAGGAGTAGCTGACGTTAGCGTTGAAGCGTCATTCGTCGCCTGATCTTCTACCACTTCTTTTACCTTTACTTCATTTTCATCATTCATCTATTTTCTCCAAGATTAAATTACCAACGCGAGGCCAATACATTCGGCCACTTTCATCCTCCACAATATAGGATTCATGGTATCTCCAATATCCTTTAAAGGGAGGTATACTCAAATTAAGTTTTCTTTTTTCTACCTCTAGGTTGGCGTAAGACCCAGCAGGTACTGTTAAGATAACATATCCTTTGTGTTTTGGTCCACGGTAACCAGCTGACCAAGATACAAAATCACCTTCCTTAAAGCGGCCAGACTGTTCATTGATATGGCATACCCATTTACCTGGTATAACTTCAGAAGGTGTTTTGTAATACTTTGTCATCTTACCTTCTTCCAATATCCTGTTTTGTGGTGGTATCGATAAGCCGGTTTCTGACACTCACCATCGTTCTTAGGAACATATGAGACATCAGGAAGGCATCCAACTGCCTCTGTGCGTTTCTCATTTCCTGCATAATTGCATAATGTTCCTCTACTGGCCGGTTGCCCATCCATGACATTCCCTCCACTGCTTTTCGGTACCGAAGCAGAAGGCGTTTGTATGTCTTCCATGTGTAGGTTTGTTTGATCGGATCTAGCTTGTTCATTTTTCTTCCTCTGCTCCTCTAACCATTGTTGGTGGGTACCACGTCGGAAGGCCATTACTTGTATTCCTTTATTAGTTCATCTAGGTCATCACTTAATATGATATCCTGAATACCGTGTGGATATCTTTGAAGCGATTCCAACCTCTCCACCGGCACGCTGGCGAACTTCGGCGGGGTGGGTGCGGCTTCGGCGCATAGCCACATAGAACGCCAAACACGCTCAGCTTCATTTCTAGCAGCGGCCACTTGCAAGGCGCTCCATGAGTTGGGCCATACGCAGTTGTCTTCCCATGACACCAATCGTTGCGCACCAGCTTCGATCATTTCTGTAGTCGGCTCAATGGGAGCAATCTTGTGCCGGATCGGCACACCCGATGCCTGGGCGCGGCCTTGCCATGAATCCCAAGCATCGCGAACAAACTCGGCTACGTATTCACCGTGCTTATCCCGCTTGAAAGACACGTAGCCTTGACCTTTTCGATCTATCCACCATTGCTCGAAACCCTCGCGCTCTGCGTTGTTAGTCATGACTATCACCATCATCTTCGCACCAGTAAGAAATCTCATCATCCGCTGCTTGCTCGGCATCTTCGCTTAGATCGTGAGGCTCCCCGGCCTTATAAGCATCAAGTGCTACATGCAATGGGATGCCAAGTTCTACGAATCGAGCGCACCATCTGAGAGTCCATGCATCCTTTTTGTCGTCTTCTTCTGTGCGTGGAGGTCCAACCACGTCGGGTGAATCAAGCCCACATTTCATTACACGATCAACCCAAGCTTGCGTCATCATGACTTGTTCTCCCGGCGTGCGGCGTCGATAGCCGCATCAAACCCTTCAACATCACCGCGATCATTTGATTTATCAAACCAAATTTCATGCATGGAGTCGTTGCAGAAAATGGAATGACCTCTGAGCCAACGATACCGCTCCGCATCCTCCCGATCCCGCGACGCGACGGCGGGTGGCTCAGAAGCATCTACGCCCGTGTAGCCCAACGACCTAAGTTTTGCTTCCGCACGCTGTGCACGGCCCTTCCAGTCAAGCAATTCCTCCCGTGCACCTTCGTAAGCGTCTCGATCAGCGCTAACCGCGTTACACTGCTGGTGATTAACGGCATCAATGGCGCATTTCAACGCTTCGCGCATTTCACCTAAAGCAAGCGCACAATCTTTTTCGTTAGTGGGAACGTAGTCATCCGCGATTCGGGCGACTTCCACAAGGAAAACACTGTCCCGCGACGCGACGGCGGAAAGGGCGACACGTGCCATGTCCTCACACTTTTCACGCATGCCATGACCGATGACATCCGCGATGGCCTTTGCAGCCACACTCACGTCTTCTGCCGATACCTCTGCCGCGTTGTGCTGCTTGGGATGGGTGTAGAGAGGAACGACCACAGGCCGTTTTGATTCATCGCGTACGTTATCGACACCTCCATCAGCCCTAGGGATGTATGTGTACGCACATAAATCAGCATATCGATTTGCGTCCTCTTT